CTTGTAAAATATGAAATAGAACGAAAAGACCAAAAACAAGCATCAACAGAAGCCAACAATAGGCATAAAATACATTCAAAACCAACAAAAGAAGCATTGACAAAACTATATGAAGAATCTACTATAAAGTCACTATCATCATATTACAACGTGAGTCTTGCAACTATATATGAATGGCTATTAGAATATGACATACAAACGCGAACATTGTCAGAATCAACAAAAAAATGCAAGCAAATTCAATATGAAAATATTCAGTTCACAAAAGAATATCTCGTATCGCAGTATGATACAAAACAGTCTATATTAGTGTTAGCAGAAAAACTTGGCGTGTCAAAAACACATATTAGAAAACAACTTTTGATAAATGGCATAAAAATATTGCCCATCGATCCATCTTGGAGAAGCAAAGCCGAAATATCACTTTACGAATATCTCACAGAAAACTTCCCCAATGACAACTGGAAAAACAATGATAAGTCTATAATACAACCATTTGAATTAGATATTGTAAATGTTGACAAAAAGATTGCTATTGAATATTGTGGCCTGTATTGGCATTCAGAAGCATCAAGTGGAAAGAAAAAAAACTACCACAAGAATAAATATCTGATGTGTAAAGAAAAGGGATATAAACTTGTAACCATACTCGAGTCTGATAATATGGAAAAAGTCAAAAATCTACTGCTAAAACTCTTTGGAAAAACTATAAAAATCGGCGCAAGAAATACTACTTTGAAAACACTAACACCAACAATAGCAGGTAGTTTCCACAAAGAACACCATCTACACTCATCAGTAGGTGCGGCACATCATTATGGTCTGTACCAAGGCGAAGAATTGGTAATGGCAGCATCTTTTGGCAAAAATAGATTTAGTGACAAGTACGAATATGAATGTACCAGAATAACTTCGCATAGCAAATATACAGTTGTCGGTGGCGTCTCAAAACTGATCGCAAACTTCATAAAACTACAAAACCCACAAAGCATAATAACATTTGCCGACTTGAGATTTGGCGATGGTAATGTATATCCAAAATGTGGATTTGAATTTGTTGGTCTTACTGATCCGAACTATTGGTATTGGAAAAAGAACACCAGTTTGCTATATTCAAGAGTGAAATTTCAAAAGCATAAACTTAAAGACCTGTTAGATTTTTTTGACCCAACAAAAACAGAATTTGAAAATATGCTCGAAAATGACTGGGATAGAGTTTGGGATTGTGGTAATGGAAAATATCATTGGATTAACCCAAATCAATAAAAAAAGGGTGGAAATATTTTCCACCCTAGTAAAGACTGGTTGTATCCAGACTTGTTTACTATATACTACTATTTATGATTTCCTCGGTTTCGATATTCCTAACTGTGATTTTCTTGCTTTGTCTTTGGAAGATTGAGTTCTCGGTGGTCTATTTTTAGCACCCTCACTCAAACGATTCTTTTGTTTACTGGCCCAAGATTCATCCGCCCATAATAATTTCAACCTTAAACTTGAAGCCAAGCTTTGTTCCTCAATTGTCATCAGAACGCGATTTTCTTTTTCTTTTTTGGGTTTAAGATCCATAACAGAATTATACCCCATAGCAGACACAACCTGTCTTATATGTTTTTTATGCGTACCAAAATACTTGCATATTTCTACTAAATCTTGTCCTTGAGCAAATAAATCTTTTAACTTATCAGTATCTATGATAGGTCTCTTAGCAAGCCTCGCTTCTGATATTCTTTTAGCTTTATCAGTAGAACAGGGAATACTCACGCCAGATTTCTTTTCTGATATTTTTCTGCCAATTTCTATAATACGTTCAGGATCAGAGTGCCAAGGATTTTTAGTTATGACGCACAAATTATAATATCTAACTTTAGAATTTCTTTCGTGTACTGTTTTGTTATTGGTGTATATTTTATCAGGGTCTATCATAGACAAATATCTTTGCTCTTCTGCCAATAAATCTAGCCTGCTTGTGTATATCCTAGACAATATTCTTCTCTTAAAATCACCATTGCGTTTTTTATACGCTGCATTCATTATCCTTGAACTACATACATATTTGTCATTTTCATAGCCCCAGTGCGAACCGACATAATACATTTTCTTATTCACGTCAAACCAAATATAGACAAACCCATATTTTGGATAAATAGTATTGCTAGGCATAATAGTCTCCTTAGATTGTTTGATGATGTTTAGAGTAGTCGGGATAACCTCTGCCAAGAAATCCGTGGACTACACCTATATTTATACATATAAATGCACATTCCATAAAAAAAGGGGCAATAAATGCCCCTTTTTATTAATTTTTTGGTACGACTACATTAAATTAGAAACCCGCATTTTTCTGTAATATGCGTTGGTGTTTGCAGTCAATCCACTTGGATTCCCACTTGCTGCGAATGCGTCAGCACCTTGTGCGAATGGGTTAGCAACCATACCGTAGCGGGTTTTGAAGCCGATTTTAGGTTGGAAACTGTTTTCACCAACAGCACGGACCATTTGTAGTGGTACATATGGGCAATAGAACAAACCAGCATCAAATGCGCTTGAACCTTTGTAGCCAACAACAAGGTAGTTATTGCTTGCATAGGGGTCAATATAAACGCGGAATCGGCCATTTAGAACACCTGCGAAAGTATTGCCTGTGTCGTCAATGTTCAAGTTGTTGCTATTAAGTGCGGGTGTATAGTCAAGAACACCAGCCATTTGTAGTGCAGATGCGACATCTGAAGAACAAATAACGATATTCCCTTTACCTCTACGAGTAGCTTTTGCGATAGCATTGGCTTCTTGCTCAATTTGGAACATAAGACCTTTGAACTTCTCTACTGACCAACGGCCATTAGCATCAACATCAAGGTCAAAAGTACCTGGCGCGGCGGTAGCGGCTGCACCTACTACAGAAGTATTATAGATGGTACGAACGACTTCGCGGTTAATTTCCACAAGAATTTCACTTGAAAGAATGTTAGCTAGCTCGGTTTCGGCGTCAAGACCATGAACGGCACGTAGATCTTGTGCAAGTTCAGTGGTATATTCTGCTTTCAATGCGCGGCTTTTTGCTTCTACAGCAACTTTTTCAATTGAGAAAGCCATTTCAGCAAAAGCATCTCCACCAGAAGCACCAAGAGCTTCGGCTTCAGCAGTTGGCATACCAGTACCAAAGTTCACATCACCAGTTGCTGGAAACAATTCAGTGTTTTGCGTACCAGTACCAGAAAATGCGGTGTTAGCTTCGTTATAGAAGGCTTCTGTACCCGATTGGCTTGTATACTTAGAACGCATAGCAAAGATAAGACCAGTTGGGCCAGTCATTGGCTGAACACCAGCAATATCGTATGCGATTAGGTTAGGCATAGCACGGCGAACCAAGCTGATTAGAACTGGGTCATAACCTGCTACTGGACCACCAGCAGCTGAACCAGAAGTGAAACCACCAGTACCAGCGGCGTTTGTTGGTGTTTCCATCAACAGTGAGTTTGGTGACATAGTAGAACCTTCACGAAGAGCAATTTCTGTGTTCTCCAGAATTGTCGCGGTGACGGACTTTTTATGGTTATTTTCGATTGACGCGAAATTCCCATGCTCCAAAAGCGGACCCCACTTTTGAATTAGCTGCTCATTTGATAGAGTCATTTTGTCTCTCCTTGTTTATTGTTCTCTTTGATACTTTTATTTATAAAACTCATGTTTTCTAATTATTTGAGATTACGTGCATTTATAGCTGCTACAATCGCATTTACAGAATCATATTCAGAAACCCGCGTCTTAACACTGGTGTCTTCAGCAATTATTTCATCTTCTTGGCCCATATCTTCTACTATGAAAGATGCTTTCTTGAAGAAAGATTCTTTGATTGTAATTACGCCTTCTTTGTATGAATCAATATCGCTATGGTCTACTCTTTCAGAAAGAACACGCATTCTTTCAACTTGTGAAGTAGTCAAACCTTCGCAAATTTCTGCAAAAGCCATTTCTGACTTTAGATTTTTGATCTCTTCGGAAAGTTTAAGGCTTCTATTTATTAGTTTATTCTTAGCGACATTGGACTCTTCCAATTTAACTTCGAGGTCTGAAACAACATCAACAATTTCTTCGTCAATTTGTACATTGTGCTCGTAGAATAGACCTTTAAGACCATCCATAAATGACTCTGCCATTTCAACTTTAATTCCGCTTTCGATTGCGATTTTATTGTCGTCAAGCCATTCAGTCACAACGTAGTCAAGATATGAATCCAAATTGCCTGTGATTTCTTCCATTGCTTCGTTAACAGACTCATTAAGTCTATGTTCAAACTCTTCTTCCAAAGATTCTGCTACTTGCAATGCACGGTCGGTTGCGGCCTCATTTACAGCGGCTTCAAAAACCAAAGAAACTTTGTCTTTGAAATCTTCTGTTAGATCAAAACCTTCAAACAAAGATTCAATAGATTCTTTCATTTGCTTTTTGCTTTTTGCTTCGTCCATGTCTTCATCATCCATGTCGTCTTCATCGTCCATGTCGTCTTCATCTTCATCATCCATATCATCACCTTCGGTAATTTTTTCCGCTTTTGGATCAATGGCTTTTTTGACATCTGTTCTACGCTTTTTTGGTAAACCGCCTGCTGGGGTTACTGGCTCTTCAACAGTAGAAATTCCATCATCTGATACGAACTTTTCATCTAATTCTCTATTTGGCATGTTACTCTCCTTTTATGGATTATCTAGTTATTCTTTATGTTATTTATACGATGTGCATTTTCAGTTTTTATTGGTGTACACAAATACATGATTACCAGCATCTCTTATTTTAATATATTTATCATTTTTCATTATTTGACATTCTGTTATATCTTTGGCGCACTTATTAAGATTTGATTTTCTTTTTTGGCATCTTGTCAAGGTATTTATATCATCAAACCAAAGATAATCTGATACGCTGTGACCTACTCTATCAAATCCAAGTTTTTCATATATACCACCAGTAAAAAATCTTGCATCTGCATAAGAAATGACATCCAATGGATTGTTATCTACCAAAAACTTTTTCCAAAGTCTTTGTGTTCCGCCAACCACATTAACTCCAAGCTTTGAAGACAAACGCAATATTTCCCAATCATATTTTTCACTAAATCTTGGCTTGCCAAATGACATCACTTGTAATATATTTCCACCAGAATCAAATAATCCGTAACTCTTTGTTACCCCAATATGGCCTTGGAGATGATTTTCGTCTAAAAAAAACTTCGATTCTTTGCTATGTATTTCCCTAGCTGTGCAATTTCTGGCATATTTTTTGTTAGATTTACCCAAGACATTAACCAATAACATCTCAATTTTTTCGCGGTTTTCGATTAATTCAAAGTCGAATATTTGTATTAGTCTTATACCTTTTTGCAAAGACATCATTGCTTTATCACGATGTAAATCTTTTACTTTATCCTCTGAATGCCAATAAGAACCATGATATTCAATTCCAACATTGAGCTGCGGCAACCAAATATCAATTTCTTTTGGTGGTATTACATTTCTCGTGTTTCTGATAATTGTCAGATTGGGGTCTATACTCTTTAGAATTTCACATAAAAATTCTTCGCCATAAGATGTGGAACAAGAATATGATCTATCAAGTATCTCAAACCCATTTAATTTGAATTTTCTTGAAAGTGTATTGCTATCTATACCTATAGACTTCGCTAAAATATTCAAAGATGTTGAATTGTTATTGGCATATTCTTCGTATAAATCATAAATTCCATGAGTCAATTTTCCAAACAGTTCTTCACCATAATATGATATTTTTTTGTTTTTGCTTGATTTTTCAGATATGTTTTTTGACTGCATAGCATTAACAACACCATACTTTGTAGTATTGGTATCTTCGATTTTTTTTGATAATATAGGCGAATCGAATCCTCTCCCCCCATAACGCAATTCCATGATATCATCTATTTTAGATACTATGCCCTTAGAACCAAAAGGATTATCTGCACCATATATATCTAGACAGGTAGATTTTATCTTGTCTTCATTACGATAATTTTCATCGCCATATCGTTCAAGCTTTGTTGCCCTTGCTTTATGATTATTGACATAATTTTCATCACCATATTTTGTTTTTTTCGTTTTTCGAATCTTTTCAACTATTGGAATATAATCATAATCAGTGCGATACTCTTGGCCATATTTTTCAATGCATGTTTTTTTGCGTTTTTCTACTGCAATAGACCAATCAACACTGTTAGAACGGTTTTCTTTTGCGCATCGAATATGATGATATACTTTTTTTCTTTGATTGCTAAGGTTGTAAAAGTCTAAATTACCACCACATAATGCGCAATTTGGAATAACACCAGAATTATTTACCACAATATCTATTATTATTTCTATTGGGGCGTCGATACCATATATATTTTTAAATAATGAAATTACAATGGCATCATTACTACTGTTTCTTCTTGCATTTATAGTTTCGTTTTTTGTCAATAAACGAAGACCTTTTAAAAAAACTAAAAAGTCTTCGTTGCTTTTTATATCATCATATACATCAAACATATTCGCTATTAACGATTTAAACGCCCAATGAAGTTTTCAAAAATTGATAATGCGCGATTCTCATTGAACGGCTTTACTGTCGCCTTTGTTTTAGGCTTAACATATTCTTTTTTGAGCTCTTTTACAGTTTCTTCAATGAATTCTTGTAATTGTTGTGGCCTCCAAGTATTAGAAGCAATATCATAAAAATATTGAGTGTTTTCCATGATGCCCTGAACAAAACAATCTGGCCCAGACGGATCGGTAACTATGTCAACAGTTGCAAGGTGGAAATCTTCTTGTACTTCCATTATCCCATCTTTTGCTTGTTTTACAGAACCCAATCCACGTGTTGAAACGCCTATACGAACGCCTTCATCTATAAATGTCTTGACTATTTCGCCCATAGGTGTGCTAAGTATTTTAGCTTTTCCCATGAAATTATTACCATCGCGTGTCATTTCAGTAATGAGGTGTGATACACGATCAGCATTAATTTGTGGTGTTTGCGGGTGGTTAAGTTCACCTAAAGCACGTTTTGTTTGAATGAAATCTTTGTTATATCTATTCATTTCTTTTTCAAGAATAGATGATGGATAGATACGACCATTGCGATTTTTCAAGTCACCTTGCATGAAAGTGCCAGTAACATAATGCTGCTTTTTGCCATTTTCGTTAGCTTCGATAAGAACTTCACAGTCATCATTGAAAACTTCTGTAATTAATAGTGCCATTTTGGTTGCTCCAATTGTTTTATTTTATTTATCATTTTCATGATTTATATGAAACGGGGGTGCACAAGATAGTGGCGGAACCAGATATCGTGTTTTCCGGCCTCTTTTCAACAAAAGTTACAGACCCTGCTGGCGCTGTAAAAGAACCAACATCACCGTTAGCGTCTGCAATAGTTACTAAAGATAAGGAAGCTGCATATATACGAATTAGTTGCCCATTCGAAACAGTATTTGCACTCGTGACTGGTATTTCAATCGCTAGGGGTTTTACAATCATTATGTTGCCTCTTTTGCGAATTTTAGAATCTCATCAAATCCATTTTTATTTTTCATTGCTGACCCCATCATTTTAGATTTGTTTGAAGCGTTTAGCTCGTCAAACATTTGATTTAAAGCATCGATATCTTGTCTTTTAAGTGTCACAGAAGACCCATCATCAAGTTTCGTCATGCCAACTTTGAAGTTTTCATTAAGAGATTCGTTCTTCTTATTTTCAGAATCCCAGCCTTTAAGCCATGCTTTAAGAAAAGGTTCTTGTTTTCCGGCGACCCGTCTTGCGTCATTGGCATCAATGAGTCTACCAAGATCAGGGTCAAGTGGTGGGCTTCTTCTTGTGCCCTCTTGGCTGGCAACTTTACCAAGCATCATCGCCTTTTTAATTTCTTTGGCCATGTCTACGCTCTCATAAACAAAAACATCTTCACCTGCATCATAATCCGCAATACGTTTGCCGCCTCTTTTCTTAACTACATTCTCTGCGCTATGTTGGCCTTCTTCACTTGCTGGATGTCCAATCATTTTAATTACATGCTTGGCTTTGAAGTCTATTTCACCTTCGGCACTTGGCTGTGCAACTTCTGTTATAATTTGCTTAAAAGTTTTCATTTTTTGATTGGTCCTTTTGAAAATTTTGATACTATGCCTCTATTTATAAAAGACTCTTCCGCTTCCTGTTCTTCCGGTTCATCATCAGGTTCTTGATCGGTGTCGTCTTTAGTTGGTGGTGATACATCATCTTCGGGGCCATCCATCCCATCATCATCATCGTCCATCCCATCATCATAAAGACCATCAGCTTTTTCCTTTGCAATTTCTTTGTCCATGTCTTTAACTTCATCATCGGTAAAGAACAGCACATTCTTTTTTACCCAAGACCTTGAAAAGTATTTACCTACATGTTCGTCGACTTCTCTTAAAGTAGTGAGCTTTTCACGAAGAATTTCGGACTCTTTCAATTCTTCAAAAAAGTTATCTTTCATGAAGTCATATCTAATGCTGTTTTGAATATCAGACCATTCATCTGGTGTTATGATACCTTTTAGCACTAATTGTCTCTCAAGACATTTATCAAAAATTATTGAGAAGCGTATTCTTAGTCTTTTGATAAATTTACTAAACCGCAATTCTTCTCTTGTGATTTCAGAAGCTCTACCAAACGTGTACATATTTTCAGGTTGTAAGCGACCAACAGGGACATTCAAAGCTCTATATAATTTATTTTGAAAATAACTTAACTGTTCATTGTCGCCTAATGTCCCAGCAGAAGGTAAAGTTTCAATTTCAGTAGTTCTCGAATTCATCACAAAAATACCAGAAGATAATGCAAAATTGTGATAGTCATGATATAGATGATCGCCATCAATTGTAAGCGTACCAACGTCTATCAAATCATCACGATACGCTACTTTAACAACCGTATGGTTTCCAGATCTTTTAGATTTAGTCACATGTCCTAATCTTCTTTTAGAAGTGTATTGAGCTCCACAATATCTATATATAAAATGCGATAAAGTCTCATAACCATGTGAAGACACGTAATACATCAAAGTAGAATATGATATATTTTTGCCAGTCATTTCGCAGAACACATTGACAATATTTTTATTTTTAGCATTTACGTTTTTGCTAAGTACAGTTTTTAGTATTGAAGCAAACTGCTCTAATGATATATCACCAACTTTGTTGTTATAGTTTGCTCTTGAACCGCCCCTATTTGAATACTTCTGCTTAAATTCAGCTGCGGTAAGATTTTCTCTATCTCTTTTAATTTTTTCAACTGCCATTTTAGAAGCTTGGATACCGACTTCGGAAGTCAATCCCTTACTCCATTTAGAAAGATACTCATCTTTAGAAAGTATTTTCTTGTCTTCATCCCTTAGCATTTTTATAACTTCTCTACCCTTACGAAGGCCATTCCAAACAGCTTCCGATTGGTTATTGAAGTCAGTAATTTCTTTTCTTCTTTTAAATCCTGCATCGGTTTTGAAAAATTCTTTTCCAGCGATTGAAAGATTTTCACAATGCGAATCATAAACTTCATCTCTCCAACCATATTTCGCCATGCTGGTATGAAGTTTGAGGTGTTCTGTTTTCCCCATTTCAATTAGATTTTCAGGATTGTTATTGAAGCGATGGTTATCAATGTGATGAATTACATTGCCTTTTTGGGTAGGCCCATTGAAATATTCATTAACCATTCTGTGCGAATATACCCAAGATTCATCATCGTTATTTTGGACTTGCAGGTAGTCTTTTGCCCCCGCATTTTGATTTATGCCTTTCATTTTCTTATTAAATGGCATTAATGAAGAACCAGAAACAAGATCCTTTGCTTCTATTTTTTCGCCTGTTCTCAATATAAATTTATGATCTGGGGTTGCAGTAATTATTTCACCATTATCTAAATATACATCTAAAACTTGTGTATCGTTTCTTGTCACACCAGCCCAAGAAATTTTACCTGGGACAACTTTACCATCTGGTGAAATTGAAAATGTCCAATTTTCTTTGCCTGCTTTGTGTTCCACAATAAGTTGGCCAATTTCAACAGAACGACCATCCAACAAATCAACTTTTGTTGATAAATCAAAGCAACCTTCTCTCCTCGGAAACCAGTAGTCTTCTGTCATAGTCATCATTTTTCTATCGTCACGAATTTCGCCACTTGTTGGATCATAAACGACTTTGTTCTTATGCCTTGCCATCATATCATGTAGGTATTGTTCGGCTTTTGCTTTAGGTAAGTTACCAACATCTATATAAAAAACGCGTCTTTCGGGAGAGCGTACAAGTGTATAAATTACGTTGGCATCTTCCAGCATTCTCAACTGGTTCAAAGGCTTTATAGCTCTATGCAAATACGAAAACACAACAGAATTTGTTTCATTTAACAATCCAGAGGTGACTCTTATGATAGAATCTTTGGCTATGCGCAGTCCAGCAACTGATGAATTTGAACTTTGTGATGTTCCCATAGCAGCACCAAATCCATTATCAGAATACATATAGTATTCGGATCTAACTCTTTTTGTAGTAGCTACCATGCCTTGGCCTTTGATTGGCGTCTGCTCTACTTCTCTAATCAAACGAATTTTTCTTGGGTCAAGATAGCGTAGTTCGACAATTCCTTTTTTGAGGTTTTTTTCGTCAATGACAGCATGATAGTTTAGTCGACCGTCCACATAAAATTTTGCAAAAAT